CTAGTTGACGGTACAGTTCTGACCTTTGGAAAGGTTTTCTTTCAATGTCTCTTATGAAGCCTGACAGTGAGCGGGCTAACAGGAATCCGAAGCCGTTTGAGTGGGTGGATTTGCCTGCTCGTAATGGGGTGCCTGCGCCTGATTTGCCGGTGTTGCCTGTGAAGAAGCTGAAGCAGGCTGACGGGTCGGTTGTTGATGTTCAGCAGGTTTGGCCTGTGTGGGCTGTGGAGACGTGGCAGAGGTTGTGGGCTTCGCCTCAGTCAACGCAGTGGAGCCGTACGGATCATTATTCGGCTGTTGAACAGTGGTTGACTCTTTATGTTTCGTTCAAGAACGGTGATTTTAGCGGTGCTGTGTTGAACCAATTGCAGCGTATTGAGGACAAGTTGGGTCTTAATCCTAAGGCGATGCTTGCGTTGCGTTGGCGTTACAGTGGTGAGGTTGCTGCGGAGTCTGGGGAGATTGCTGCTGTTCGTCCGTTGAAGTCGGTTAGAGCGGACCCTAGGGCTGTCTAGTGGGCTTGTGGCCGTCTCTTGGGGGTGTGGTCTGCGATTTCATCGAGGCTGAGCTTGTGCATGGTCCTGGGCCTGTGTCGGGCCGGCCTATTGAGCTGACCCCCGAAGAACAACGGTTTGTTTATGGGATGTATGAGGTGCATCCTGCTGAGCCTTGCGGACGCAAGCACTGTAATTGTGTGGTTAATGTCGGCAAGTTCCGGTATGAATGGGCGATTTATTGCCGGTTGAAAGGCTCTCGGAAGTCGGAACTTGCGGCTTGGTTGACGCATTGCGAGCTCGTTGGTCCAAGCCGGTTTGGCGGTTGGGATGCTTACGGGAATCCTGTTGCTGTGTCGGTTTGGGAGATGGGCGGCACGCCTGATATTCCGTTTGCTGCGACGGCTGAGGATCAGGCCAAAGAAACGGCTTGGTCCTCGTTTCATTATGTGGCTGAACATTGCACGTATGCCCATACTCTTGACATCACTAAAGACAAGGTGGTTGTCAGGCAGAACGGGGCCGGCAACGCTCGGGTTGTGACTTCTTCGTCCATCGCCCGTGATGGTGGTAGGCCAACGTTTGTTGTGGAGGAGGAAACCCATTTATGGGTGTTGCCTGAACTTGTCGAACTTGACAGGGTGCTTGACTACAACCTTGCGAAGCTTGGCAGTAACGATCCGCACGGCCTGAAAGTCTCGACCATGTTTGGTGTTGGTGACGGGTCGGTACTTGAAGCGGATTACAAGCGATGGGAAGAAGATCCGGAGTCAGGCATCCTGTTTGATATTCGTTCGGCTAGAGACTCTGTGTTTGATGAGACTTTGGGGCGTGAACGTCCGCTAAACCCTAAGCTTGATTCCGACATTCTGCTCGGAATCCAGGACGCTAAAGGTGACGCGTATTGGTTGGATGAATTTCGTATTTTCCGGCGGTTCAAGCGCAGCAGAGAGGCTGCCGTACGTTATTGGTGGAACAAGCGAGCGGTTAGCGAGAAACGAGCTATAGACCCAGACGATTGGGCAGCTATCGAGGTTGACCGGCCGATAGAGCCAGGAGAGCCCATCTGTGTGGGGTTCGACGGGTCGCTTTATGACGATTCAACCGCTGTCATCGTGTCTTGTTTGAGCGACGGCTACCAATGGCCTGCCTTGATCCACTACCCGGACGGCACCGAGGAAGGCGTTAACGCGTTGCGCGCCGAGGTTGACCGGGTGATTTTCGATCTGTCATGCCGGTTTAGGATTGTGCGGATGTACTGCGATCCTCCCCATTGGGGTGACCAGATAGCACGTTGGCAAGGGGATTACGGCAGCAGCACGGTTGTTAGTTGGTGGACCAACCGGGATCTTGCGATGTCTTGGGCTACTCACCGTTGGGCTGAGGGGATCGCTACGAAAACGTGGCGGCACGCTGCAGACGATGATTTCACCAGGCAGGTGGTTAACGCTCATAAGCGTTCTACTAGAATCATTGTTGATAAAGAAACCGGCGGTTATGGTTGGGTGCCGACTAAGGAACGTCAAGGGTCGCGCAACAAGGTTGACGCTTGTGTTGCTTCGGTGCTGGCTTATGAGGCTCGGGTTGACGCTATCCGCGGTGGCGCTCAGAACGTCAAGAAGCGTAGCGGTAAGGTTTACGCCTTCTAACAGGAAGTAGTCATAAGGTGGATATTCCCAAGCTTATTGGCGATCTTGAAGTTAAGTTGACCAAGCAGTCCGCAGATATTGCCAAATATCGTGACTATTACGACGGCAAACATAAGCTCAGTTTTGCAACCTCCAAGTATCGCGAAGAATTTGACCAAATGCTTCGCGAGGTTTGCGACAATTGGTGCCCAATTGTTGTTGATGCTGTGTCGGAAAGAATGCACGTTGAAGGTTTCAGGTTCTCCAAGGACGGCAAAGCCGATTCGGAAGCCTGGGATATCTGGCAGGAATGTTTCCTAGATTCCGATTCTGAACTCCTGCATACTGAGACGTTGGTCGCCGGGCTTGGGTTCGTGATGGTCTGGGGTCAGGACACCGGCACGGGTGCGGAACCGGTAATCACCGTGGAGGACCCAACACAGGTATACGTGTCGCTGTACCCGGGTTCGCGTCGGCATCGGCAGTATGCGTTGAAGAAATGGTCGGATGACTGGACTTCTGACGAATACCTGAATCTTTACACTGCAGACAACGTGTTCAAGTTCCGTCGGAAAGGCGGCAAACTTGAGGAGCTCGAAACCATCCCAAACCCTTTGGGTGTCGTCAATGTGGTGCCGTTCTACAACAGACCGCGCACCATGCCCCACAGCTACCGCTCGGAAATCTTTGACATCCTGTCAACACAAGACCAGATCAACAAGATTCTTTGTGATGCTATCGTTGCTAGCGAATTCGCTGCATACCGTCAGCGTTGGGCTACTGGCGTGGAAGTCGAGCTAGACGAAACCACTAAGAAGCCGGTTAACCCTTGGGAGACAGGATCTAACCGCATCTTGATCGCGCCTGACCCAGACTCCAAGTTTGGTGCCTTCGACGCGACCGACCTGAGTAACTATGTGCGCCTGCTCGAAAACCGTATCCAGTCGGTAGCTAGTCGCACTCGTACCCCCCCGCACTATCTGCTCGGACAATCCGGTTCTTTCCCGTCCGGTGAAAGTCTTAAAGCCACGGAAACCGGTTTGATCGCTAAGACCAAAAGCCGTATGCGTCACTTTGGGGAATCCTGGGAGGAAGTTATGCGGCTTGCTTTCGCGGTGGAAGGCGACGCGGAACGTGCCGCGTATTACCGGGCTGAAACCATTTGGGCAGATCCCGAATCCCGCACCGAGGCAGAGCATGTAGACGCATTGTTGAAGCTCCGTACTTTGGGCGTGCCGATCCGGCAATTGTGGGAGGATGCCGGCTACAGCCAAGAGCAGATAGAGCGTATGACCATGTTTGCCGCGGAAGAAGCTTTGCAGGCATCCATGGGGCAGCCGTCAAATATTGTGATTACCAGTGGAACAGCGGAGCCGGACAATGGTACTGACAGCCCAACGGATGGTGAGGTTGGGGCGTTCGGTGCAGACTCAGCAGATACGGCTAATAGGTAGCACCACAAACGCTGTCACTGCTCTTTGGGAGCAGATGCCGGGCATTGGCGACGAAGCTATGCAAGCGTTTGCTAGTGAGGCTGCAGGGTTGGTTACACAAGCCCAAACGGTGGCGGCACGTAACACCATCGCCTATTTGGCCCAGTGCGAAGGGGTGCCAGCCATCGGGTCCGGTGTCAGCATCCCCGAGGTGCTCGATGCTGCGCGTCCTGGGGTGTCCGCTGCAGAGGTTTACACGCGGCCTGTGGTGACGGTCAGAGCGGCACTGTCTGAGGGGGAGACCTTCGCGCGTGCCATGCAAATCGGGCTATCTCGTTTGACTGCCACGGTTGACACAGACATTGCCCTATCTAGCCGGGAAACGTCACGACAATACGCTTCTTCCCCAAGATCACGTATCCAGGGTTACCGGCGGCTGCCTAGCGGCAATGCCTGCAATTACTGTCTCATGGCTTGCACCCAACGTTACCGGCATCAGGATTTGATGCCGCTGCACACGTCCTGCCATTGCACGCTGCCACCTTTGCCAATAGTCGGTAACGTTGACCCTGGCAGAGTCATCGACAAGGATGCCCTTAGACAGTTAAAAGAATCCGGTAAAGCTGGGTCGCTGTCGTATCAGTCGGCTATACGCAGGTCTAAGAAGTCTGTTGCTTTGGCCGAGGAACGGCTATCCGAACTTCGCGCCGAGATTGCCAGCGAACAAGACGCCAAGCGTATGGTCAGGCTCGAAGATCGTGTAGATAGCTGGAACGAGCGCAAGAAAGAAGCCGTTAAAAAGCTTGATGAACGCAAGGCAGATTATGCCGTGTTTAAAGAGCGTATGGCAGACCCTGAGAAGGGCTATCGTGATCTTGTGGCGGTACGGCAGCACGGTGAACTCGGCCCCGTTCTCGTGAAGAAAGGCAACAACTTTGACAGACTTTGATTATGTAGAGAAACTGCGTTCATTGTCGTTTTCTCGTCACAAGGGCACTAACAAGGTTACGCCTGTGGTTAACGATGACACCGGTAAACCGGCAGGGTTCCAAACCGAGCATTGGTCGGGACGTGTCGACGCGACAGTTACCGCACCGTCGGTGACTGTTAACCCGAGCTTGAAAGGATAACCGTGCAAGAGCTCGTTACGGCTATGGAGATGGCGGAGGCTGCCTATGCGACTGCCTGCCAGGATTACAGGGATGGAATCGACGGGCCGAACGCAGCAAATCTGCGGACGGTGGCGGAATCCCTGGGCGAAATCTGTCATGCCGCCCGAAAGGCTTACCGGCTTTCTGCCGCCGAAACCCGTGATTTCGTGTCCATCGAGGAAGGTATTTGATGGCTATTACCGCATCCGGCCTGTATTGCCTGACGTTTAAGGACATTCTCGGCAACGACACAGCTATTGACGTGTTGGCTGACACCATCAAGGCTGCTCTAATCAACAACACTCATACCCCTAATTTTGATACCGACACCGGCTGGAACAGCACGAACGAGGTGGGCACCCCTTCGGGTGGTGTTGCGTTGACTTCGCCAACTTTGACCGTATCGTCTGGGTCTCTGGTTTTCGACGCTGCCGATACAGCTTGGGGCTCTCAGACCATGTCGGGTATACGCGCCTGCAGGATTTACGACGCGACAATTACCACGCCAACAGCTAGCCCGATGCTGTGTCTCGTCAATTTCGGATCTGACTACAGTGTGTCCTCTGGGGTGCTCACTATCCAATGGGCTGCAGGTGGCATCTTCTCTGTCGACCTGACTCCGTGATAGGGCCCCATGCCCGATTGGAGCCCTAACGATCTATCGCCGGACGCCTGGTATGACGCGACACTTGGAGGCAGCACTACCGCCATAGCGGACTGCTCGCCTAACAGCGCGTCTGCTCTGACGTTTGGTGCAGGTGCCAACAGCCCGAAGCTTGTTAGCTCTGTGCCGTCTATGCGGCTTTCTTCCTCGACCAACGCTGTCCGTATCACGGCTAATACCACGTTGCTGGATTCGGCTGCAGAGCTCGATATCCGGCTAGCCGTTGCCATGGCCGATTGGACTCCCGCCAGTCAGCGAGCGGTTTGCAGCAAGGGCACAGCCACAGCCTCCACGATGCACTGCAATATTTGGGTGCAACCAACGGGTTTGTTGCGGCTGTCTCTAAGTGACGGTACTACGGTAACGAACGTTGACAGTTCTGCATCTACTGGATTCGCAGATGGTTCGTTGCAATTGATTCGCGTCACCTACAGCGACGTTTTGAACGAAGTCAAGTTTTTTACCAAGTCAACCACGTATGGGGATGCCGCTACGGATGGTGCTTCCCATACGGGTTGGGCGCAGCTAGGCACAACGAGGACTACGACGGCTTCGGTGCGAGCGTTGTCTACGTTGATTTCGTTGGGTGGCTTGTCGTCGGGCACAACTAACCAAGACGATGGCTCGGTTTGGCGTTGGTTTTCGGCTGCTACAACTATTGGCGGTTCTGCTGCGGTTACTTGGGATGCAGACCTGCAAACGCAAACCAGCTACGTAGATGCTGTGTCGGGTTTAACGTGGCAGATTCAACGCAACAGTTCGACGGTTAAGACCGTCGTCTTGTCGCCTGCCGCGAATGCGACTAGGTCGCTCATCGTTACTGGCACCGATGATTACGCACAGCCTTCAACTGCCCCGGTTCCGTCTGCTGCGGCTGGGGCTAGCTGCACCATTGCCACAGTGTTCCGTCCGCACACGCAGCAGGTTGCCACGAACTGCATATGGACGACTAGGTCAACTGCCACGGATAAAGGCATCCGTCTTGAATTGGCTGGCGCATCGACGGTTAGGGCTCTGGTTTCCGATGGCACCACGACAGTGACAACGTCAACGGTGTCTATCAGCCTGGGAGACCGGAACGTTGTGGGGGTGATCCTGTCGGGCAGTACCTGTCGGGTGTTCGCAGCTAATGCCTCCGGCGTGACGTTGGGTACTGCATCGACAAGACCGGCTAACGATCAGACCGGGACGATTTTGCGGTTCGCGAACGATGCCGCTTTAGCGGCAAATGCTGATCTTGATGCCGAGTCCGAAATGCCCGCTGCGACGTTCGCGTCTGCTCTGAGCTCTGCAGATATTTGGCGGTTGTTCGAGTTTTACGACAATCGGATAGCTGCTGTAACGGTTGCCGGTACCGTGTCCGTGCCTGGCCCGTCTATCCCGGTAACGCTTAATCCGTCCGCTGTTTCCGCTGTGTCTGCTGTGTATGACGGCACGACATCGGCGACGGCTGACGTGGCGGCTGTGACCGTGTCTGCTGCGGCTGTGGTCGGTTCGCCGGTATTGGTATGGTCTGCCACGGCAGAGCCTGCCACGGTGTCCGTTGCGGCTGTTGTGGCGTCTCCTGTGGTGTCTGCACCGTTGGCGTTGCCTGTGTCGGTTGTGGCGGCTGTGGCTGCCGTCTACGGGCCCGCTATCGGCATTGACTATGGGCCTGTCGCATTGACATTGTCGAGGCTTGATAGCCTGATGTCGTTGGATCTTGCCACGGTTTCGCCGGTATTGGCGGCTGCTAATCCGTCGCTGTCTCTTGACCTGACTACGCCTAGCTAGGGGCTTGGATGAGCGCAACAATTTATATCGGTCAGGATGCCCGTTACCGACTGACTGCTCTTAACGACACGGGAGGTGCTGCTAACCCTGCCGGTGTGCGGTTCCGGGTCAAAGATCCTGACGGCACGGTAACTGTTTACACCCTGGGTGCTAGTTCTGCTGTGGCCGAAACCACGGCAGGACAGGTTTATACTTTGACGTTTGATGCTGGCATTGCTGGCAAATGGACGGTACGCGCCGAAACTTTGAACGTTGGCGGTAATGTGGTAGGTGTTGACGAGGCTTCACTTCTTGTGATTGCGTCTAATGTTGTTTGACACCTTCGGGTGGGCGTTTACGTGCTGCGCCTTTAGCACGGCTTTGGGGAGATCATGAGCGAAGAAGAAGCACTAGAGGTAACCGAAGATGAGCAGGAGGCAACGCCGGTTGTTTCTGCTTTCCGTGCCATCTCATCTCAGGATGAATTGGACCGGGTTATCTCTGAGCGTCTGAAGCGTGAACGCGCCAAGTTTGCTGACTATAAGGATCTGCAATCTAAGGCCATTGAATACGACAAGATCGTTGAAAGCACCAGAAGCGAGACAGAGAAGCTGTCGAGTAAGGCTGCTGAGGCTGAGGCTAGGGCTGCTGCTCTTGCCGCTAAAGTGCGGTCTAAGGCTTTGAAAGCTGAGGTGGTTTCCATGTCCAACCGGCTTGGGATCATTGACGCTGACGTTGCACTGGCTTTGCTGGGGTCTGTCGAATTTGACGAAGATGACGAACCTATCGGTATTGAGGAAAGGCTTAAGGATCTCGTCAAATCCAAGCCGTTCCTCAAGGCTCCACGGTTTGAATCTTCGGTTGATGGTGGTTCACGTAATCCGTCACCGGATCTTTCCACGGTTGACATGGAAACCTATATGGCGCAACGAAAGCGCAAACCTTAGAAAGGCTTTGTTAGATGGCTAACACCCTGCTCACTCCCAGCATTATTGCCCGTGAAGCTCTCGCCACGCTTTACGCGCAGACCGTTATGCTGCCGCTTGTTCACCGTGACTATTCGGCAGAATTCGCCCAGATTGGCGACACGCTGACCATCCGCAAGCCTGCGACGTTCACCGCGCAGGACTTCGGCACTGCCGGTTCCATCTCGATTCAAAACGCTACGGAATCGTCCACTAGCGTTGTCATGGACAAGCATTATGACGTTTCTTTTGAGGTTACTTCAAAAGAGATGTCTCTTAGTGTGGAAGATTTCTCGGCGCAGTTCATCGCCCCGGCCATGGAAGCGCACGCGCAGAACATCGACCAACTCCTGCTCGGCCTCTATGCCGACGTGTACGAGTCCTATGGCACTGCGGGCACCACGCCTGGCACTGTTGCTGATATCACCGGAGCTCGGCAGGTCCTCAATTCGCATAACGTCCCGATGATGGACCGGCGTTTCGTGGTCGGCCCTGCGGCTGACGCGAAGATCCTGCAGCAGGAAGCGTTCACTAACCTGCAGTGGAATCCTGTTGCTAACGCAGACGCGTTGAACGAGGCTGCTATCGGCCGCAAGTTCGGTTTTGATTTCTACACCGGCAACAACGTTGCGACTCACAGCATCGGCACCATTGCCAATACTGGCACGTTCGCTATTCAGGGTGCTGTGGCCGCGGGTGCTACGAGCATGACCATTGATGGCACGACCGTTACCGGAACCTGGAATGACGGGTCTCTGTTCACCATCGCCGGTCATACTCAGCAGTATGTGGTTGCCGCCAATGCGACTGCAGCGGCTAATGCTGTGACCATCTCGTTCCAGCCTGCCGCGCCTGCCGGTGGGTTTGCTGACAATGCGGTTGTCACGCGTGTTGCCGGTCATGTCGCCAACCTCGCATTTCATCGGAACGCGTTCGCGTTCGTGAGCCGTCCCCTTGCCATGCCGATGGGTGGCGTTCAGGCTGAGGTGGTCGACTATCAGGGGCTCGGCCTTCGCGCTGTTTACGACTACAACAGCACCACGAAGAAGAACATTGTTTCGCTTGACATTTTGTTTGGTGTTAAGACGCTTGACCCGATGCGAGCAGTTCGGGTGTTGGGCTAGTCGCTAGTGCTGTGATCGAGGAGCGGCCTGGGGTGTTTCTCCGTGCCCTGGGCTGCTCCTCACTAGCCCTTGAAAGGTCGTTACGGTGCAGTACTCCAAGGCTGTGCAGCTTCTACGCTCGATGCTGGCAACATCGGAAGAACCGACTTTGACCGATGAACAGGTCGATTTGTTGTTGTCGATTTCCGAACGTGTTGACGTTTACGGTAACAGCCCTGCCAACCTGTCTGATGTTGCCGTGTATGCGTCTGGTGTTGCGTATGTGCCTGGGGATCTGGTGCGTTCGGGTGACCGGTTTTGGTTGGCGTCAACGCCTGGCACTAGTGGGGGTGTGACGTTCCCAGATCTGCGCGGGCTGCCTGCTGCTACTTATGTGGCTGAGGACAACGGCATTCGGTGGGTTGATAACGGGTCTTTGTGGTCACGAACGTATGACCTCAACGCTGCGGCTGCTGTCGGCTGGAGGTGGAAAGCCGGTCTAGTGGCGCACAAGTATGCGTTTGGCACTGACGGGCAGACCTTCACACGTAACCAATGGTTTGCCCATTGCATGCAAATGGCAGACGTTTACGGGAAGCGCGCCCCATTGACTGTCACGTTGGTTGATTCGTGATGCTGTCGAACGGTGAGCTTGTCGATATGCGGGCCGATGGTGTGGTGTCGCTGCCTGATGTTTGCACCATCATGATGGCTGTTGAATCGTCGGACGGGATGGGGTCACAGCTTCGCACGTGGTCCGTGCGGGCTTCTGGCGTGGCTTGCCGCTTGTCTCCCATGGGTGTCAGCGCTAGCGGCGAGCGGGTTTCTTCGGGCCGTTTGACGAGCTCTGAGACATGGACTCTTACGGTTCCTGCGGGCACGGTGTTGGTTGCGTCTGACCGTGTCGTTGTCGATGGTGTCACCTACGAGGTGGCGGAGGACGACGGTGCCCGGTCTTGGGATTTGTTCGTTCGTGTTTCGCTGGTGTTGGTGCAATGAGCCAAAGCAACGTTACTTTAGAGTTCTCTAACTTTCGTGCTTTGGCGGAAGCCACTAAGGCATATGGTGCTGAGATCGTGGCGGAAACCGCCAACGCCATTGAGTCTGACGTTAAAGGCGCTTGGGGTAAATACAAGATTCCGGTAGTTGTCCGTTGGTCTGCTTCGCGTGGGATGGGTAAGGCTGGGGCTTTGGTTGCTGGTGTGGTTGCCGGTAATGCACCGAAGTTCTATGTTTTGTTTATCGAGTTTGGCGGTAACCATTGGTCGGGTGATCCTGCAATGGTGCCGTCTGCTGAGCGGCATAGGCCGGATTTCGTCGCTAAAGCTGGACGGCTAGAGGAGGCTTTGAGCAGCGTTGGCTGATGAACCTAGCAACGTGGCGCAATGGCTTTACGAGCGGTTGACGGCTGACACGCAGCTTATGGCTGTGGTTACTGGGGTGTTTGAGCTTCCTGCTAGGCAGGGGTCGGTTTATCCTCTTGTGGCGTTCAACATGCTGTCTGCTGTTGATGTTGTTACAGCGGACATCAATAACCGGATTATGAGCAATCAGCTTTGGGTGGTTCGCGGTATTGTTGACGACGTGTCTTTCGTTGTCGCTAAGACCATCGCTAAACGTATTGATGCCGTGTTGCAGGGTGCGAGCGGTACGGCTGACGGTGCGACGATTTACAGCAGCCAACGTGAGGAATCGTTCCGGCTAGTCGAGGACGATAACGGGAAACAGTTCCGTCATTCCGGCGGGATTTATCGGATTCAAGCCCAGAATTTGAACTGAGGAAGGCAACATGCCGGAGCGTACTAGCGTAACCCAGAAGTCCCAGCTTGGCGCAGAATCAACGGCAGGCACGTCCGTTGCTGCCTCCAAGTTTCTGCCGTCTCTGGCCTTTAGCACGTCTATCGACGGGTCTCTTACTGATGTCACTACGGGTGCTCTGAAGTTCACGACTGGCGCGGTGCTGGGCCAGGAATGGACTTCCACGAAGGTTTCAGGTGTGCCGTCCTACGATGAGCTCACCTACCTTCTTTCCTCGCTTATCAAGAAGGTTACGCCTAGCACGGTTGATACTTCTGCTCGGACTTGGACTATTGCCCCTACGTCTGATGCTGAGGACACCATTCAGACATACACGATCGAACAGGGTTCGTCGGTTCGGGCGCACAAGTCGGTTTATAACTTTATGACCGACATGACGTTGAAGGGTGACCGTAAGAACGCTCTTGATGTTTCGGGCACGTTCTTGGGTAAGCAGTTTACCGATGGCATCACGCTGACTGCTTCGCCTACGACTGTCGGTAGTCAGGTAATGATGATGCCGGGTGAAGTCAGCATTTATGCTGATACCACGTCTGCCGGTCTGGGCACCACGAAGCTTGCACGGGTGATGTCCTGGGAACTTGCAATGTCGAACGTGCGTGCCCCTATCTGGGTGGTTGATGCTGCCGAGTCGTCTTGGTCGGTGCCGGTGGAAACCGCTATCGACATGTCGTTGAAGATGACTCTAGAGGCTGATGCTACGGGTATGGCTTTGCTTACCAGTATGCGAGCGGGCACGAAGTCGTTTATTCGTATCAATGCAACTAGCCCGACTAGTGCAGGTGCAACGACTACGAAGTATTCGATGCTGTGGGATTTGTGTGCTGTCGTGTCCGAAGCTCCTAAAGAGCTTAAAGACGTGGACGGTGTTTATGCCATTGATTGGACTTTCAAGGCTGTTCACGATTCGACGTGGGGCAAGGCTACTACTGTTGCCCTTACCAACAAGGTGACTGCTCTTTAACGGTTACCATCAGTAAACGGAGAAACTCATTATGGTTAGCTTTTCGTCTTGGGCTCACAGGACTGTAAAGGTGTCAATTAGGGTTGAAGGGTTTGACGTGAACCTTTCTGTAAAGCCGAACCTTATGACTCCTGAACGTGAAATTCAGTTGTCGGAAACATCGGGCCGCGACTCGATTGACGAACTGCTGAGGTTCTTTTGTGAGTTTGTGTGTGATTGGGATATCACGGATGACGACGGTAAGCCGTTGCAGCTTGACCCCGAGGTTGTGGGGTCGGTGCTGCCGTCTAGTGTGATCCGGTCAATTCTTGTTGAATCTCGGGAAGCTGTTGACAGCCTGGGAAACTGACAGCCGAGGACGTTAGACATCTTCGCAGGTTTGTGGCTACAAACGGGAATTTGACGCCTTACGATAATTACAGCCCACCATGGTGGTGGAACGTGATACAGGCTGCAAAGTTCTATGGCTGCCATCCTGAGGAGATCATGTCTAGGTCCTCGGTCTGGGTGTCCCTGGCTGCTCGGGTCCAAGAAATCGAGCACCACGCGCAGGAGGTGCGTCAATAATGCCGGTTACAGCCGCTCAGCTTTTGGTCAAGGTCGGTTGGGATGATGGAGACGTTGACGCTGGCGCGCAACGCACCGAGGGCAAGGTATCTGCTCTAGGCGGCAAGCTGCAGGCTGGGGCGATGGTGCTGGGCACTGCCGTTGTTGCTGGTGTTGCTGCGGTCACCGGGGCGACCATGAAGATGCAGGACGCTTTGACGCCTATCGGCACGCTTGTCGGTACGAGCTCGCAGCAATTTAAAGACCTGTCGTCTGGCATTAAAGACCTTGTGGCTAACAGTCCTCTGAGCGCGGAGGATCTTGGCAATAGTGCTTATGCGATTTTGTCGGCTGGGATTAGCGACACGGACACTGCACTTAAAGCGTTGAAGGATTCGGGCCAGTTGGCTCAGGCTGGTTTGGGTTCAACGGCTGAGGCTACGGACCTGATTACTAGCGCGATGAATTCCTTTAAGGGCGAGAATCTCGACAGCACTAAAGCTGCTGAAACGTTTTTCGGGACTATCGCTAGCGGCAAGACAACGACTAGCGAGCTCGCCCAGGGTTTCGGTCAGATCGCCCCGCTAGCGGCTTCTGCCGGTGTGTCGTTCACGGACCTTATGGCTGCGACGGCTGGCCTTACGTCAACCGGACAGAAAGCGTCTGTGGCTTACGCAGGCATCAAGGGTGCTCTTACCGGGATCATTAAGCCGACGGCTGAGGCCGAGAAGATGGCGCAAAGTTTGGGCTTGGAATTCAACCAAGCCCATTTGGCGGCTGTCGGTTTGCCTGCGTTTCTCGATGAGGTCAAGTCCGCTACCGGCGGCAATGTTGAAACGATGGCACAGCTTTTCGGTTCTGTCGAAGGTCTTAACAGTGTGCTTGCTTTGACAGGTCCGCAGGCTGACGCGTTCAAGGCGAACCTTACGGGTATCGGTGCTGCAGGTCAGAATATGCAGGAACGCGCCAAAGAAACAGAGCGGACCGTTAGCGCAGTGTTTGCGCTCATGAAGAATAAGGTTATGGTTGCTCTTTCCGATATTGGTCAGAAAGGGTTTGACGCGTTGTTCCGGCTGTGGGACAAGTACGGCCCAACCATAAAGACTTTATTTGAACAGGTTTCGGGTGGCGTTCGTGCCATGACTGCAGCCTTTGTTGCCGGTAACGGTGATGTCACTTCGTCTGGGTTTGCTGGCACCATGGAACGAATCGGGAACGTGGCGCGTCGCGTGGTTGACGTGATCGTCGCGGCTTGGCCTGGGGTGCAGGAAGCCTTTCGACAGGTTGGCAGGGTGCTTGTAGAGGACGTTTGGCCTCGCCTGCAAACCATGTTCACCGGCTACATGGAAGCTGTCTCTATCGTCGTTGGTTTCTTCCAAGAGCATTGGCCTGAGATTTCAAGCGTTGTTGACGAAGTAGTTAAAACCGTTATCAAGTTGTTTGGGTTGGCTAAGGCATATTTTGATGTTACGGTTGAAGCGATCACGGTTCTGTGGGCCAAGTTCGGTGACGAGCTTCTAGACGGCATCGGTCACGTGTTCAGTTTGATTATCCCAATCATCAAGAACGCCCTAGGCGTCATCCAAGGTGTCATAGATTTCTTTACTGCTGTTCTTAGCGGCAACTGGTCTGCAGCATGGACAGCCGTAAAGGACATTGTTAGTGGTGTGTGGGACACTATCTATTCCATTGTTCGTGGCGGCATTGACATTGTTGTTGGTCTTGTTGGCGCTATTGGCGGCAAAGTTGGCGAAGCTGTCAGCGGTGCATTTAATGGCGTGAAACAGGCATTTATTGAAGCCATAAATTTTATTATTGACCGGTGGAACGCCCTTGAATTTCGCATACCTCCGTTTGAAGTGTTCGGGAAACAGTTCGGTGGATTCACGCTGACCATGCCGAGCATCGGCCGGATCGGTGATTACGCTCCTCCTGTTGGCAGTTTCGCTGGCGGGTTTCCTGCGCCCGAACCGATGATGTTGGGCGACTCGATGTTTGCCGGACAGCGTGCATCAACCGTGTCTATTGGCACGGTGAACGTGGCAATGCCTGTCGGTGCTAACGGTGCTGATGTAGTGCATGCTCTACGTAATTTCCAGCGGACCAACGGCAGCCTTCCTGTGGCTGTTACAGGCAGGATCTGACCTGTGGCCTGGGTCCCTCCCATTGTCGAATTCTCGCCTACGACAAACCCTCTGGCTACGCCGGTCTGGGTTGACATCACTGGCTATGTGCTCGGCAACATCTCGATTTCCAGAGGCAGGACAAGCGAATTCCAGACTTTCACGGCCGGGCAATGCGCCTTGACCCTGGACAATTCGACGCGGAGGTTTGACCCGACCTATACGGCTGGGCCGTATTACGGCAACCTACGAGCTCGCAAGAAACTCCGGGTTAGGACAAGCACAGACACGCTATTTACCGGCTATATCACCGGTTGGCCTCAGTCGCTTAATTGGCAGGCTAACCGTGACACGGTATCTATTACCGCTGTAGATGCCCTGTCCGTGCTCGCACAGCTTAAGGTCGATTATCTGGGGTATGGCGAGCAGGTGCAGGCTGACGGTGCCGTGATCTACCGGCCTGTTAGCGACCCTTCACAGGGGATCAGTAACGCTGTCGATGACCTGCTTGACAACGTTTACTCTCCTACCGGTGTTTCTGGTGCGTTCTTTTGGTTCGCCGAAGGACAAGGGTTTACCGCTCTGAGTCCGTATAGCGTGGCGTTCCCAACGTATGGTGGCGGGTTGCCTGTCGGGCAGTTGTGGGCTAGTGCGCCTGCCGCTCAGTCGCTTGAATTCTGGGTGCAAATGTCCCAACAGCCTGGGGCTACCCAGTCACTCGTTAGTTACATCGCGACTGCCCCGGACACGGGTGCCGTTATTGATGTGACGGCTAACGGACGGTTGACGCGTGGCACGGTAACGACAGCAAGAAGCGTTGCCGATGGAAGTTGGCATCATGTGGTCTGGACTAGCAACGGAACCACATTGTCGGTGTATGTCGATGGTGTGTTATCGAGCTCGGCAGCTAGTGCGTTGCCGGTGTTTGTGGTTGGCACTGGGCCAAACCCCACTAGCTACGTGTTCTGTTCGGGGCCTGGCGTAGCCCCTGCGTCTACTGCTCGGATTCGCGAGATAGCGGCCTACAACGTGGCTCTTACTGCTACTCAGGTCGCTAATCATTATGCGTCTGCGTCTGGCTGGGCAGGGGACACGTCCGGGCAGCGTATCGGCCGGATTTTGGATCTTGCCGGTTGGCCTTCGGCTGACAGGTCGATAGACGCTGGTGGGGTTACGGTGCCGTCTGTGGACCGTGTGACGGGCTCCGCGTTGGATTTGTGCCAGACCATCGCCATTGCCGATGGTGGCGGCTTGTGGGTCGATCCTGCCGGGCTTGTGACGTTCCGTTCTCGTCTGTCGCGTAATGAGGTGGCGGCATACTCCACGACCCAGGCAACGTTTGGGGTGTCTGGCGCAGATCATCGCTATATGGACGCTCAGCCCGCCCAGGACGATGCTTTGATCAAGAACACTATTTCGGTGAGCAGGCAAAACGGGTTGCCGTATAAGTTCACTGACGCTACAAGTATCGCTAGGTATCTGCCTATTTCCGACGACAGTTCAACCAACCTTTATTTAGCTAACGACAACGATGTCATTAGTAGGGGTAGATGGTTGATTGCTAATTATGCTGATCCTTCGCCGCGTCTTGAATCGGTGACAGTCAACGCTAGGCATACCTCTACGTTGGCGTCTTTGGTCCCAACTCTCGATATCTGGGAAAAGGTGGCCGTTAAGGTGCCTCATGTCGGTGGGGTTGGCACTGCAACTACTTACACCATCTCGATTGAGATGCTGACCCATGACATTGACGTGTATAACCTGCAATGGATCACAAAGTTTGGCGGTCCTCCCGCGTTGGCTACCACCTATTTCATTCTGGGCACCCATGCCCTTGGTAGTGCTACACCTATAGCGTTCTGAGGAAGGTTAGGAATGGCTTGGACAGCGCCTAGTACGTGGACTTCAACCACGTTGACGGCAGCGCAGCTAAACACACAGTTGCGTGACAACATGCTTTACCTGTCGACTGATAAGCCGGTTTGGTTTCTGGCTAACAGCGTGGCGCAGAGCACCACAACAGCCGTGCAAACGGCAATCACCCTTGATACTGAGTCGATCGACAACGCGAACCTGCACAGCACCACAACCAACACAAGCCGGGTTACGTTCGCTGCAGCCGGAAAGTATGCGGTTGGAGCTCAGCTTGCGTTTGCGTCAAATGCGACGGGCTACCGGCAAGCCACTTTCTATTACAACGGTGCTTCTACGGGTGCCCTTGTTACGGCTGTACCAATCACGGGTGCAGCAACATCAATTCAGGTTGCGGCTTTGGTTTCGGTCACTGCCGCGTCGTATCTTGAGGTGTTTGCGCTGCAAACTAGTGGCGGTGCGTTAACGGTTAGCTGCAGTTTCTGGGGATACTTCGTAGGCTTCTAAAGGAAAGGGCTCTGTTTTGACCATCGAGCAGGTGTTTAGGGCATCGTTCCCAGATGCCGACCCGTCATGGGCGACGTTTGGTGTTGACGTGTCGGGCTGGCAATCTCCGGGCATTATCGGGCAGCTTTGGGCTGACGGTGTCCGGCCCGATTGGGCGGTTATCAAGACGAGCGAGGGGACCGGTTACCGGTCCGAGGAGGCTGCCGGGCAGGTAGCGGACTGCCTGGCCCTGGGTGTCCCATGGGCCGCGTATCACTACCTGTCTTTCCGTGACGCGAACCGTGAAGCAGCTTGCCTGCTCGATGCCCTGTCTGTGTTGCCCGCCTTGTCGGCTTTGCCGGTTGCCGTGTGGCTTGATTGCGAGGACGGCACCTATGACCTGCACCACGTGCCTGACGGTTACGACGCGTATATCGGGCTTATGGCAGACGCGGTAGAGGCTGCTTTGCCTGGGGTTCGTGTCGGGATTTACAGCGCGGGTTGGTGGTCGAACGGCAAGATCGGTGACGGTTCTAGACCGTTGTGGGTGTCTGATTACAGCGACGGCAAGGTTTGGCCTGGCTACCGCAACCCTGCACTGCCGTCCGCGTGGTCTGACGCGTTGCTGTGGCAGTTCACGTCTACGTCATCGCTCGGCAACCTAGACCTTAACGTTGGGCCCGCATCCTATGTCGTGTCTGCTGTAATCCCAGACCAGCCCACAGAGGCACCTAGAGACCTGTTCCTGGCCCATCCCATGTTGGATGGTGTCGATGTCGCACAGCTGCAGTCACGATTGGTTGGCCTCGGCTTCGACCCTGGGCCTGTTGACGGTGTTTTCGGGCCTCTCACAGAATCTGGGGTGATGGCGTTTCAGGCTTCGCGCGGTCTGTCCATTGACGGCATTGTTGGCCCGTTGACGCGCGCCGCGCTCAAAGGCTGCTGAGTGACTGCCGATGTCTGCCGTAGTGTCTGTCGGGTTGGCTGTCCTGTTGGCTGTCGTGACGGTGCTTGGCCTGCTGAGCAGCAGCCATCATCACCATGGGAGGCATCGCCATGATGCACCATCATCTAGACCGGCGGCTAGTGCTGCTGGCTTTCGGGTCGACATCCAACGTGGTGGTCTTGGGGATTGTGGTACTTGCCGTGCTGTCGCGGCCCATCCCTCAGGTGTTGGAGATGCTCGCCATAACCTTGGCGTCTCAGCTTGGCGGTGCCATGATTGCGCTAGGGTTTCGCCCTACCGACCCTCCCAAGCTTGACAGCTTGCCGAAGCACGACTAGGGTTCTGGCTTCGTGGTCGGTGAGCTCTAGGCTTATCCGAAGCAAGGGCCCCAGCCTTTCGGCTGGGGCTCTCTGCTTTCATGTCAGGACTTGCGAAGGCACACCACTCGGCCGATGCTGTAGAAGTCGATGACCGTGTTGTGAACCCAGATGCCCGTCAGAGAGAGGGCATCTTCTTTGGTGTAGCCGGACCGGTCGCAGTAGGTGTAGAACCAGAAGCTGCCACCGTGGACCCAGGTGCGGGCAGCGTGGCGCACCGTGTAGTGCTTGCGATGGATCGTGAATGCGGTCTGGCTGTTCAGCAGTTCGGCCATCTCCTCGTCAGAGATGATTTCTGCGGTCCGGGCTGCGGTGGTGTTGGTCAAGCTCATGTAGGTCATTATACATGACTGACTACTGGTGTCAACTACTTATTTCAGATTCTTTGACTGCCCTTAACGGACAGCCCTGCCGTTGACGGTTGCCAGGGGACCATTGCCCCGCGAACGCTTGGCATCGCCTGACCCCATGCCAACAAGCCAACCGGTTTCCGTGCGGTCCGCTTCGATCCATTGAATGGGGCACGGGTGCCCGTAGCTGTTCGGCACGAACCCCGCGAACGAGTACACGCGCACGCGGATGGCCTCGGGGTGATCGTTCAACAGTTCAAGCATCGCCGTCGCTTCGTCTGCGCCAATCTTGCGCCTGATGGTCGACGGGTTACCTGCCATTTTGGCAACAAAGGTCTTTGCATCCCGGGCGTTTGCCCGGTTCTTCTTCGTGGTGCGAATGGTGTGCAGTTCGTGCGTCATGTAGGTCATTGTACATGACTGACTACTGGTGTCAACCTACTTGTCTAGTTTGACCAGATCCTTTTGGCCCAAGCCCAGCCGGCATCTCCTCCCCAAAGAGCCCAGGCAATACGACCCGCGGACGGATAGCCGGGCTGACCAGGGGCCCAACCCTGCCCTTGCTTGTCGACTTCGTGACGAGCGAAATAGGACAGCATCCTAGAAACGGTTTCGTCGCTCAGAGTCCGGCCTGATGCGATGTCCCGAGCTCTGGCCCATCCGACTGGGGTGCCTCCCCTGCCGTGCTCCTGTCTCCATGCGAGCCCTCTAGTGGCTTCTGCTCGCATCTGCTCGTTTGTCTGCCAAGGCATATGGCTCACCTCCCACAAGCCAAGAGGTTAACCGCAAAAGCAAACAACCCCAGCCTTTGAGGCTGGGGCCTTATACTTTCTTTGAGGGATTCACCCCACCAAGATGGCCAGGGGCTCCGCAGGCTTGCGAGGCTCGGCCAGCCGGGCCAGGAGATCGGCCCAATAGGGATCGGCCGGATCTGCGGGCCGACCTTTGGCGACCCATTCGCTCCGGGCCTTGTCGAAATCGAAACCGTCGTTCATTTGGGAACCTCCCGATTTTGTGGCTTGGGGGACTTTCCCCTGCCGACAAAGACCACTATACAGGTAACGACTACTTGGGTCAAGTACTTTCTTGGGTTTCTTCGGGAATCATCTTGGCGGTTAGATCGTCAACCAACGCCAACACAGCCTGCCGGTCATCCTCTGGCACCAAAGACAGCAGGAACCCGTCCTCACAGCCTTTACAGAGCCTCACAGCATCTTTGCCACGCTTCCGTAGCTGAGCCTGGCTAGATGTCCTCTGAGCGGCTGTAGGCCGGTACAACGGGTGCCCCTGCTGTCGGTCGTTCCACAGGTCGCGATTCAACAGGCGAGCTCGGTAACGGACCGTTACCCATGCCTCGATCCCAACCCTGCGAATCATTAGCGCATCGGACACCATCTCAGGATGCAGCACAATCCTTGTTCCGTTGTCGACAGCCTCGGCAAGGGTCGGCACCTTGCGCTTAGGTGTAAGCCACGGATATCGACTCATTGCAGCACCCACCATGACCGGTCTTTACGGGTCTGTGCTGCCCTCTGTGCTGCCCTACTCCTGCTCGCCTTGGCATCGGCTTCGGACCTGTCTGCTTCGTCCTGCAGGAAGGCTGCCACAGCCTCTAAGCGGTAAAGCCTCGCAGTCATAGCGGACAACCGCTCTCGGGCCGTTCTGACGGCTTCCAGGGCTGCCTCAAGGCTTGCCACGTCCGTGCCCGATATGTGGGTTCCGTCATCGAGCAGGGGGCCTGCACCGTCTCGCTTCATGTCGTCTTACCTCCTGCTCAGTAGTCGCGAAGATCAGTAGGGGTGAGCCCGACCCGGTAAGCCTGGAAAGCTGCAGCCATGAGCGGATGGTCCGGGCGGCACCGGGCGAACGCTGCCATGGCCTTTCGGGTGGATGCGGTCAGCTTGGCCGGACGAACGCGAATCGCAGCGGCCAGGAGCTCGCATCCATCGTTGTCATCTGCCAGGAGTGCCAGCAGGTGGTCAGCCTGCATTGCGGACCAATCGGCAGCGAAAGCCTCGGCAGCGCAGGTCGTGCCGTAGTGGGCTTTGGTGCCATCTTGGTGCAGCACGGCGATATAGGTGGAAAGGTTGACCCGGCCGCAATGAGCGCAGGGGCCGGAGTAGGTGTCGTCGGTGGCGGTGATGGTTGCGCTGTTCATGTAGGTAACAATACAGCGGCTGACTACTCGAGTCAATGTCTTTCTTTGGGAATTTTTGGGAATTTGTGTCGGGAACAGCAGAAGCCCCCAGCCCGAAGGCCAGGGGCTCCAACCGGTAGCGTCAGCCCAGCACCAAAGACAGAGCCTCAAGAGTCCTGGCATCCACCGAAGCCGTCTTGCCCTCTACCAAGTTGGCAGCCTGTCGATGCTGCCGCTTGACGCCCTGGCCCCGGACCGTGGCTACGTGATGGTGCCAGGTGTTGACAGCCTGCAGGGTGCCCCAAGCCGTGTTGGCCCAGGGTGCAACCCTGGCATCGGTTGACCACAGGTGACGGATGGCCTGCCGGTTGTTGTCCCGACGGGTCATGCCAGCCCGCTCCAACGGCTGACCGTTAGCACCGACCATCGGGAACAGATGGTCGAGCACCATGCCGAACTGCCGTTCGGAAACCTCGGTAGCCTGCAGCCGTTCTACCTGCTCGGTCAGATCCTCAAAACCCTTGAACAGCAGCCCGATTGCTTCGCGTGCCTTGGTGACGTTCAGCCGGCTGTTTTTGGTGTTCTTGCGGCTGTACATCGTGCCACCTTCGCGACGGGAGAGCTCGGCCGTGTTGTCGCACACAACGCGGGTTGCAACAGCCTTGTAGCCCGTAGCCCAAGACGAATCAAGCGAGCTATAAGCTGCGAGCCACGGAAGGATTCTGTCCCCTCCGACCGTGATGCCTTCGGTGGGCCGGATCTGCACAACCGCTTTCTCCTTGTGGCCCAGGCAGACGACCGAGCCAACCTGCAGGCTGCCTTTGGCCTCGTCAAGGATGAGCTCTACCTCATCGAGCAGCACCGTAGCGTAGGTGGGCGGCTTGTAGATGTCTGATGTCATTTGGAACACGTAGCCGGTGTCGGCATCGACAACTGCCCGGAACCGGCTTGCATCACCATTCATGACAATGGGGGTGTCAAGCACCACGTTAACGGTCAGCAGTTCGCGTGCTGCCTCCAACGGCACCCAGCCCATGAAGTGACCTGCTCCGTGCCATGCCTTGCCGTATTCGTCAACCTTGCCGATGAGGGTTCCGTCGTGAAGTTCGCTGGTGCTGTAGTCGCTCATTGTGCTGTCTCCTGTTGTTGTGCCGTTCGGCTTTACGTAGATCAATATACCCTGCGTGACTACTGCTGTCAACTACTTTCTAGGATTTATCTGCGGCTGCCAAAAGGGCTCGCCAAGTCATCCCAAAAAGCAAAGAAGCCCCAGCCTTTCGGCTGGGGCTCTCTGCTGCCAGTTACTGCCCGATGGCAGCCCAGCCGGGCAAGGCTGCCCGTTCTTCGGGAGTCGTTTCCCGAACGAACCGGATGGATTCCGGCCGGCAGGAGAGCCGGCCGACCCAGTCCGTCAGGTCAACCCAGGGAAGATGGATGTCAACCATCTTGGGATTCTTGCGGTTGGGACCGAGGAAGATCACTTCCCCGTGAAACGCCTCGATGGAGCCCAGGTACTCCACCATCGAGACGGCGGGAATGTTGGCGCAGGTGGTGTTCGTCATGTAGGTAACTATACATGACCTGACTACTTGCGTCAAGTACTTTCTTGGGTTTCTTCCTAGAAGTTTCTTACCCAGACTACTTGACTATCTGTCTGACTCAGGTATATTGGTCTGCTTTGCTCGGCTTGTTTGCTGTCAGCAACGGCCCAGGTGAAGCCGCATATTTAAGGGGTCCTCCGGTGCCCCCACCCAGGCTAACCCCTGCGCAGTAAGCACCATCCTACCACTACTGACTACTGCCGTCAACCTCTTTGTCTGCTTTCTTGGCGCGTTTGTCTGCCTCGGCCTGCAACAGTCGCACATGGTCCGCGAGACTCATGGCGTCATCAACCCACACGTACACTGCAAACGACGGAGCCAGTTGGTACGAGCCTGCCCAGCCCTCAAGCCGGAAACGGTCCGGCAAACTCGCAACAAGCCGCTTGTCTCTACCGTGCTTAGCGACGAACTCACTGCGGATACGTTCACCGTGGAACGGCCCGCCAACACACAGCCGGTAACCCTCTTTGGCACCCTTCCTGCTCGATGCCGCTTTGCCCATCCGGTACCGCTCCTCAGCTTCTGTCGGTTGCCAATCACGTTGGTGTCCTAAAGGCGTTTCGGGCCACCAAACCGCAGACCTGTGTAGCCCAGCCCTAGCGATCACGGTGCCCAAGGATGACCCTTCAAGGTGCGCCACGAAGGCGTTACGCCTGACTGTCCTTGGTAGTGGGACCCTGCAGCGGGAGAGCCGTATGGCATGTCTGTGATCCCGCACAGCCTGCCCACGTACAGCTGTGCGACCCTGAGCTCAGCGGACAGCCATAGCCCTTCGTCGCAGAGGTTGTAGAGCTCTAGGACAATGGTGCCCGTGAACCCTGGGTCAACGAGTCCGGCAGACTCGACTATGAGTCCTTCGCGGGCCCAAGAGGATTTGCCGCACACAAAGCCAATGTGCCTGTCATCAATGGTCACGGTTTCGAGCGTTGACGCCAGGACGAATTGCCTGGGTTCTAGCCAAATCTCCTCGGACAATCGAAGGTCGATAGAGGCAGGGTTGTACAACGCTGGGCCTGTCGGACTGACAGGTGCCAAAGCCTCTAGATGCTGTCGCGCGAGGAACATGCTAGGCGGTTCTGAAGCCGGATATTTGCCGGACTTGTTGCCTGGGCTCGGGCTGTGTCTCGTCTTGTTCGCGGGCTCGTAGCAAAGCTTCGCGCGTGATCGCCTGATCCCCTGCAGGGTCTAGCGGGTCGTTCATGATCTCACTCATTGTCTGCCTTCCCGACATGCCCGTAATGCGCTAGCCACAAAGCATCTGCCCGATCAAAGTCCTGTATTTGCAGCCGTTTGAGCGTTGACTTTGTGGGCTCGAAAGCCAGCCGGTCAACCGCAGCATCAAGCACCGCGGATTTCGGTGCATTGCCAACACCTGTGGCGTGCCGTTTGAGTGTCGATGGTGACACAAGCACAACCCGTGTGCCCACGTCCCACAGGGCAACCATCAACGCACCTTGCGCCATACCAAGTTTGGTAGCCGATGGTCCGGCTGTTGCACCCTTCATGGGGGCCGTGAACCCTCGCTCGATTACTGCGAGCTCGGGCATCGGCCAATCGGTTAGCAGGTCCCTGAGCCCATCGCGAAGCTGTCCCAATCGGTCCTGCAAGTTCCCGCGAGCCGGACAAATAACGGCAGTCCAGTAGGTGCCATCATCTTGCATCATTGCAACGCCTGTGCAACGTAACGAGACATCGAGCCCTAGCACCGTCACCGGGAAGCAACCTCCGCACCGCAAGCCGCGTAGCCTGCGATGTCGGTCCAACTGTCCATGTGTGTGGGGGTTGCCCGCAGCCTTGCGATTTTGACAAGCAGCAGCAGCATTGCCACGTCTACGGTGCTGATCTCGGTTTGCAGCCAGCCAGCCCACAGCCGTGCAATCCGACCGAAATTGTCCTCAGGTTCGCCATATGCGCTGTTTCGGTCTTTGGTGATGATCTTCGCGGCTTCGGCTAGCACTGCAGCCCTGACCGTCGCTGTTTCGGGCTTGTGGTCCGGTTGGCTTGCCTTGTCGGTTTTGCCTGCCCTCGGATGCTTGGGTTTCCGGCCTGGCTTCCATCCTCTGTCATCGAGCATTGCGTACGGTCGGGCCGGGCCTGGGTCTCCGTGTTTGCGGATTCGTTGGTAGTGCATGTTGCACCATCCGCGTATGTACGCGTCGCGTTTGCACCCTTCAACGGCGCAAGGCACTTCTTCTTGCACTGTTCCACTCCTGTTAGTTGCTGTCGTTATCAATCTGCAGCTTTTGAATTTTGGTTATTAAATCGTTTCGCCATGCAATAGCATAATGGGCACAATTGCTGCAATTTTTTCTATTTTCAGAAAAAGGGCATGGCCCAGACCGTCGACGCGCACCAAATGACCATGCCAACGAGTCGCAAGAATGCAAAAATTTACCATAGGATTTTACTCCTGCCATTTTTACGCCAAACCCATGCAATGCAATGCCCGCAGATGATAACATTTCTACTATTTCTTTAATTTCGCTTGTTGCTTGTCGTCTGCAAACCGAACCTAAGCCCACCGTTGGTTCTTCTAATAAGTTAATTCCAATATCGAAATACATTTCAACATGCCTGGCATAATCGTTTAAACGCCAACCCTGCAATACCGGCACCCATGAAATTTCTGGGCATTCTTTGCGTAGACCTGCAACGCTTTTTATTGTTAGCTTTTGATGTTCTAATACATCTAAACCAGTTTTAGCTAATAGCCATGGTTCACACATCCAATCCTGTGGGGCTGCCCATTGCATTCGGCCAATTTCCGCTGCATACCTTCGCGTAGCGGAAATGTATTCCGTTTGCGTGGTTTTCCAGCCGCCAAACATTGAGAGCTCGCTAAATCCCCCAGAATCCAAGGCCCAATCGGTAACTGCAGGATGCAGGCTACGTCTAGTAGTTAACGTTCGATGCGATACGAACAAATCCGGCATATCGGATGCCCAAAGCCAGTGGGGCCTATGGGTACCGAGAAAAAACCTCATCTATGTAGTTCTTTCTATTTCTATTTCATCTTCAAACCATTCATGAGGTATTTCTTTAAGCAGGAATTTGTGCACATTACTTTTGCTTATTGGCTTGACGATTTCTGTCACCTTGGCGGTTATACCAATCCACTTGTGCAGTTCACATAACGGCCCGCGACTTTTGCAGCCGCAGCCAACAGCGACCACGCGCACGTAATCGCCAATTTTTGGCTCAAAGGTTGTGCATTCATTGCCTGAATACATTTTGCGAAATCCTGTTAGTTGCCGTCTGCTGCTGTCTTGCGAACTCTATCACATGTGACTACTGATGTCAACGGTATGCCCTATGCACCTTCTCCAACGCCTGATCTAGCGGGAACCCTGCCTGATCGCTGACCTGTTCGCGCCATGCTGTTTCGACCATCCGTAACGCGAGCCCTAACGGTTCGCCTCTGCGTCGCAGGTAACACGCCATGGTCCAAAATTGGTTGTCGCGTTCGCCGGGCCCTGCCCGTCTCAACCCTCTGAGGATCTGCACTGCTTCTTGGCTGCTGCCCGTTCCAAGTCGTAGAGACGTGCCGCTGTCCTGACCTGCAGAGACCAGAGCAGCCGTCCGCCGGTCCTGCTTGGCATTGCGGTCCCAACGATCCGCGAGAGCTCGCAGCAGATCCGTACGGCATAGCTGAGCCCCAGCCGCTCTAACCCACTCGTCAACCTCGATGTCTTGCCCCTGCTCATCGAGCATCACCATCCTGCCCGGATTCGCTGCACCCGCGTAAGGGGTGCGAACCGTGTTGATTAGACCATCGCCTGTCAGCCATGGTGCAACGTTCTTAGGGTTCACTTCTCTGGATTCTGCTTCGGCAATGTGGTTGACCCACAGCCCTGCAGACCGGACAACTCGCGCAGGCAGCCAATCGCAGAAAATCCAGACGTGATAACCCTTACTCCGTGATCGTTCGACCCAAGCAGGCAGCCCGTAGTATCGCCAAACTGACCAAATGTCGGTAGCACGCCGGTAGCTGTCGTCATCGGTGCCGTCTTGTGGGGTGTCGATGTCGATGCAACCCCACCGACAAGTAGCGTCATCACGGACGGGATAGGTGCCGATGTCGACCACGCCGGTTAGATGATCGGCAAACAGCCGAACGGTAACCGGAGATCGTTTAGCTCTAGGTCTTGGAGCCGACACGAAATAGGCGTCTGTCCTGCCCGCGAACAATGTCGCGAATACGGTTAGGTCAGTCTGTCTCATGTTTGGGGTAGCGGTAGATCGGTGGTCCGGCCTTTGCCGTGTTGCCTTTGCGGTCTCGCGCTCTCTGCTCGTCATCTGCAAAGTCACGGACAAGTCCTGTGGCAGGATCAATAACGTACGGGACGCCACGCGGGTCGGGTGATGTTCTGCCCGTGACCTTGTTCTTCATCACGCTGACGTTCGTGGTCGGCTGGCCTTCTTCGAGCTCCATTTCCCAATCAGGCAGTTTGGTGGTGGTAAGTCTGCGACGGCATCCCAATACCACGCCGTCGGCTTCCTGATGTCCACCGAATTCAAGGTGATTGAGCGTTAGCGCCGGACAGTCGCTACCGGCCTCTTTTTTGCATTGGTGTCCTACGAGCCAGACGCTGTCACTTGTGCGCCTGGCAAGGCTTTTTAGTTTCGCGGCTTTCGTTTTGACGCTCGCCAAACCGTTATCGGAATCTGCAGACAAACCGAGCAAAGACAGGTAGTCGAAGCAAACCAATTTCGGTGGGATGCCCCACGCCTCGGTGGCCTCCTCGTATACCCATAGCAGTTCTTCGGCTGTGTAGGTGGAGCTCCTCTGTGGTGCTGCAACAAGTAGACAGCCCTCTAGGTCTCTGACTTGTTCGGTGCGCCATCTAGGGCCGCGTGTCTCGACTTCGTCCAATGGCACGCCTAGGTGCATTGCCAACACTTTCTGTAATACCGCGTCGTCGGAATCGTCGGCTGTGAAGAACAGCCATGGCGCATCTTCGGACATGTTCCGCACACCAATTGACAGCATTAGGGCTGTTTTGCCGTTGCCGGAGTATCCGCCAACAAGGTTTAGTTTCGCCGGTCTGAGTCCTCCTGTGAGCCTGTCAAGCCGGTCTAGCCCTGTCAGCAGACCCTCCGTCTTGGGTTCATCGCTAGCGATTTGCGAGAGGGAACGATAAAGGCCAGCGTTGCCGCTGGCCTTCGTCGCTGCTCTCTCCTCGATCACATCATGGGAGAGCATTCTTTGTGGCTCCTGGGTCAGAATGGTGCAGGGTAGCAAGCCCACAGGTCGAACAGGACAACAGTCGTGCCAGTGGCATGGCTGTGTTCGGTGCGGCTGATAACGCGGAACTTGATTCCCGCGTCCTTAAGAAGCTTCGGCCGGTTCGTCGCTGACGCAAACGTGCCGATCTTCGCCCATTGGCCTGGGTTTGCCTGCAGGGTGTCGAGGACGGGAGCCCAACGGCTGATGCGCTGCCCTCCTCGTTCTCGCGCGAACGCAGGGGGGGCATCGGCAAACTGCAGGTCTGCGACGGGTCCGGTTGCAATGTCGGACGGGATTTCCCGACGATGCCGGGCGCTGTCCGCTGCAGCCGTGATATCTCCAAATTCGACGGTCGTTTCCATGGTCCTTATCCTCCGTAAACAGTTGCGTTGTTGTTGTTTGTTGTTGTGCTATTAGAACGGGTTAACGAACCATCGCGGCGCGTCTCGTTCCCATAGCGACACCTTGTACTCACTGTTGGGCTTGGTTTTGGTCTTGTGCCTGAAATCGGGTGCTTTCGCGTTATCCGACTGAACTTGAACCCAACGGTCGGGATGCTCCATCAGCTCTAGGAACAGTGCTTCGCGTTCGTTGCTGGGGGTGATGTTGCTAGCGGGCCTATACGCCGGTTCTGGGGCTTCTTCGACGTGTTCGGCATGATCGTATGCCGGAGCCGTCGAAACGACCCTACGGGCCTGTACGGCCGGTTGTGCGGCCGCAGCAGCCACCACGACAGCGGTAGGGAACACTTCGTGGATGATGCCGGTTTCGTCGTCCTGCTCGAAAGGCAACCCGAGCTCTAGAAAGACCTGCGATTTTGCTGCGATGAACTGGGTTCGGATAGCCCGCTCGATGTCCAACGGGTCAGCGTCACCGCGGAACCGTTCCTCGATGATTACCGATGCTTCGGCCATCTCATATGGTGCAACTTGCTTCTTGCGCCCGTAATTGACCGTGACCAAAATTTCGTCTGCCATCTCCGTTTGCCTTTCTATCGTTACCAGGGTGTTTGTCCGTGATGCTTGCCGCGACACTGGGACCATGCCGGGCACCATTTCGGGCTGCAATGCCAGTCGGTGGGCCCTAAAGGCCATGCCGGTAGGTCTGCCTCGATTAGCAGGCAAATCCGTGTGATCTCATCGAGCAGGAACCGGCAGTCATCGGCTGTGACCGTCAAATCCAATACCGATGTATTGCCTCCACCGCGAGGTATGACACAGTACCGGAACTGGTGCCATAACGGGCCTGCCATTTCTAGCGGGTTGTCGTCTCGTCTGATTACTTCCGCTGCCCATGGGTAGATGATGTGTTGCGCTGACGCGTAGCCACGTCGGTACTTCCAGGCTTCGCGGCCTGCAACGTCACGGTTGCCGGTTTTCCAGTCCCATACGCGTCCGAGATTGTCGAGAGCGTCGTAGGTGCCTTGAAGGTTGATTTGGTGTCTGTCGTTGTCGACAACCGGAACGGTGAACTTGCGTTCGATGTCCAAGATTTCGAGTCCTGCGAGCTCGGGCAGGATCTCTGCCCGCCAACGTCCGTAGATCCTCCAAGACACCTTAACCGCCTCGGCTTGTGACCCAACTTCGGTGACGGTCAACAGGTCCGGGCCGTGCCAGGCTGCTTCTAGGCTTTCTTCGATGGCTTCCATGGCTTTCGGGCCTTGCCCTTTAAGGGTTGTCTCAATGGCCGCGTGGACTGCTGTGCCGATGGCTGCAACGTCTGAGGATTGCGGTTCTACGAGCCCCAGCATTTCGAGCCGCGCAAGTTCGGGACATTGCCGGAACCGGCTAACGGTTGACTGCCTGATGTTGTGTACCCAGCGGCCTCCTGGCAGCCGGTAGGACGATGGCAGGCTCATGGTCTGCCTTCAAACCGTGACACAAGGTCGGGCCTGTCCGGTGTCGGGCCTGCAGGGTCTGAGGCAATCATGTTGATTGCCCCAAGACCTGCCAGCACTGCAGCAATGGCAAGAGCTCGTTTGATTGTCGTCACTTGATACCGTCCGACAGCCGGTCATAGACACGCTGCACCGATTCGGTCAGTGCGTCCGATCCTTTGCCATCGATGGCTGCGATGGCAACGCTGTACACGCCTCGCATCATCTTGGCTTGGTGCAGGCTCATGGTGATGGTGACGATATCGTCGGTCCTTCGCACGATCATTGCTGCTGCCTCCTTCTTGGTTTGCCGCTTTGGTTGCTGTCTGCGGCTTGTGGGAGCACTGTAGCACGGGTTGGTTAGCCATGCAAGAGGTTTTTACGGGTGGTCTTGCCGAGCAGGTAAACGAGCAGGTCAGCCGAGCAGTGGGTGTGTTTCTTGTCACAGGTACTTGACAAGCCTTGTACTAGTACTAGTACAGTACTAAGTAGGTCGCTTTGGTGTAGGCGACCTACTTAGATATACTTAGTATGTAAGTACGTACTAGTACTATACTACTAAAAAAACAATACATACTAGTACTAGTACATACTACATATAGTAGTTAGTATGTATTAGTAGTATGTACGTACGTACGTAGTACGTACCGCACCACAGACAGCATCTGCTCGCGTACCACCAAACAAGGCGCACCATGGCCCTAGGAATCATCATCACTGCCGTAGCTCTAGCCTGCTTCGCAGCACTACGAGCATCCGACAAACGTCGCATGATCGAAGAAGCAGAACAGATCCAACGAGCATCTCGCGCTGCTCGCCTCAAAAACATGGATGAAGATTGGATGCGCTAATGACCCTCAGCAAAGACACCCAAGCATGGTGCAAAGAGACAGCCGATAGGCTCATCAAGTCATTTGCCCAAGGCTACCTGGCCTCCTGGCTCATCTCCGGCAGAACGTTCGACACCCTGTTCACCGTTGACAACCTCAAAGCCGGTGTGGTCCTCGTAGCCCTCTCGCTGGCAACCGCTGCAGGACTCAAGCAGCTAGGCACAGACCAAAGCACCAGCCGTCTGCTCTGATGTCAACGCGTCCCATTGTCGCAGCCCTAGACCGGCTGCCCGTAGAGCTCCAACACGTACGCGCAGGCATCGACACAGCAGGCACCGACAACCGCATAGCCCTAGGTCATCTGCTCGGCATCGCAGAAACACGCCTAGCTATCGCCATGACCCTGTTCGACCCGACAGAACATGTAAGCCGTTACGGGCCACATAAACGGCATGAGCCCACTGTCCTGCGTCAATCCATCGACAACATGAGCAGGGTCTGTAAACACCTTGCCCGTATCCTGCCGCCTGCCGCGGAACATCAGGACCATGGTTACCGCCTGGCTCAAAGCCACATAGCTGGACCTTGCCACGATATGGCCGGATACAGCGCATCTGACGCGATCCGAGAGGCTGTCGGCATTATTGCTGACATCGCGCATGTTCGGGAGCCTCGCGCGCGTTGGTGCAGTGTTTGCAGGCTCCGCACGTCTGCCCTGGGACATCGGTGCAGCATCTGCGAGCGTTACAGTCGCAGCCACGTACGCGAGCGTCCCAGAATGCTTGACAGTCGCGCGGTGAAAGCTTTAGTTTGATGTTCTAGGCTGTCCGTTGCTGTCCGGCCTAGAAAGCAGTAAGAGGCAGGGTTGCAGCCGCCTAGGCGAGCACTAACCTTCTGGCAGGCTCCCCTGCCTCTTACTCTTTGAGGTGCCCATAAAATGCTAATCCTGATTAGTTACAACGGTGCAGTATCAAGCCCGGACAAGATCCCTAACGGATCATGTGGCAGTTACGCGTCGCAAATCACTCCATCCGAAGCCGGGCCCGTAACCCTCAAGGTCGACGGTGTCGTGCTGGCACCCACAGACAGCATCCCCAAGACCGGAAAGGTCTTTGAGGTGGTCAGTGCCCCAGCACCGGACGACGGAGCTCCTGGGCCTCTGTGGCAGGCAATGGCAGCCGCAGATGGAGCCGAGGCATGACCACGTTTGGTATGCGTCCCAACGGTGGCACCTTCTCAGCCCAACAATGGGCATGGGCAGAGAAATGGGTAGGTCGTCGGATTGACTGGACTGTCCAAATGGCAGACCGTGGCAACCCTGACGCTATGAAAGGTTCCGTTAACGGGAACCTGAAGAACATTCCTGCCGAAATCAAACCGCGGCTTAATGTCGTGATGACTGTTCCGTTGGGATTCGGACGCGGGTTCAACGCCAAAACCCCAGCCGGAAGAACCCGCATTGAACAGAACCTGGATACCGTGTCGGCAGGAAAATACGACGCTGACTATCGCCGGGTATTCGCGCAACTCGCAGCAGCAGGACTGAAGTCCGTTGTCATCCGGCTAGGACATGAAGCATCAGGGGCATGGTACCCATGGTCCGCCGTCGGGAACGTTGAACCATATATCGAAGCTTTCCGGCATGTTGCAACCATCGCCAAACAAGAAGCCCCAAAAGCACTAATCGAATACAACCTAGCTGTCAGCGGCATTGACACTATTGGTGTAGATGCTTTCCCGGGTCGCGACGTGGTCAACATCATCGGGCTTGACATTTACAACAAGCCACAAGGGCAAACCACGTTCAAGCAGCGATGGAAAAACAAACTGCAGCCAGCACTAACCAAACATCTGGAAATGGCTAACCGATGGCAGAAACCGGTTAGCTTCGCGGAATGGGGCAACCAAACCGAGGACTGCCCCGAATACATCGACAACATGGCAGCATGGTTTAACGAGCTCGGCACAAAGCTGCGATACCAAAGCCTGTTCAACCCGCCACGCGCCGAATACCGCATCCCATCAGACCTGTACCCACGCAGCACCAAAACATACCTAAAGCACTACGGCGCTTAACCCCATGAAGGTCTGCCTAGAACCCGGTTGCCCTGCCCTCAGCAGCACGACACGCTGCCCCGAACACCAACGCAGCAAACAACGAGCAGACCGACAGAACTACCAACGCAACAACTACGGGCCACGCTGGCCCACAATCTCACGTCGATACCTACGGCAACACACACAATGCCAATGCACCGACCCGCACTGCCGCTGCCAAGCAACCTGCAACCAACAAGCCACAGAAGTCGACCACAAAGTAGCCATCAAATGGTTTGCAAACCCCACAGCAGCACACCACACCAGCAACCTTCAAGCACTATGCAGCACATGCCACAAGTCAAAAACAATGAGACACGACTACCCCGGCAGAAGTAGCCCCAAGCAAGTAGAGGGGTGGGGGTAGCATGCATGCCGAACGACAGCCGAGGGGTCAACGGGGGCTGCATC